TCACTTGCACTGCCGCTTGTTGATGTACGAATTACAAAACGTAAATCTGTTTCATTCTGTTCAAAGTACACACCATCATTAGCACCAAAGTATCCTACACGTTGGCGTAAATTAGCCTGTGATTCAGCCATTGTAAAGGTAGCAAGGGTAAGCAGTGACTTCCCCGGCTGGTATGGAAATACACGTTTTGTTTGCCGTATGACTTCACCAGTAGCAGTACCTACCGTCATAGAGTTACTACTTTCGTTAGGTAAATGAGCAAATGCCCCACTTCCTGTTGAACTGGTATCAAACTGTGGGTCAGCTTGAAAACGGTTCTGGCTATCAAACAAAGTGTATGGTTGACTTATACGCAGTCTACCAAACGCATCAACTGTATGGTCAGCAAATGCAACATCATTACCAATAGTACCAAATATTACCTTACTTGGATATGAGGTGATGGACATGTTAGCTTACTTTTCTATAACGACGTACTTTTTTAGCTATCTTCTTCGGCTGTTTAGCCACCTGCTTGCCAGCGCGTGTAGCTGTTCGCTTGGCACGAGTCGTAGCCGCGTACTCCTTCGAACTAAGGGCTTTAATTGCCTTTTCTGGAAGATAGCGTTCGCCCGTCGCTTTCGGGCCTTGTGTAGACGGCTTGCCACTCTTTGTGCGCCACTTTTGTTTGGTCCACGCACGAAGGCTCCTTTGTGGTTTTTTAATAGCCATTAACTTTCGCTATCCAAGACATCAAGTGCTTCCAAGCGGCTGTTAGCAGTTTCCCACATTTGGACCGCTTTATCCATTTCTTCAAGCAAATTCGGATGTTCACCCACAGCAACAGGGTTTGTCGCGTAATTTTTGTAAATAAAGAGTGCATTTCTTTTTTGGGCCTCGTATTTGTAGCGAAGTGCGTCAAAAGCTAGTTTTTTCATTTCGTACCCCTCAACAAGCATTATACACCTCTTTTTTTAATTTGGCAAGAGTTATTTGTTGACAGCAAGCCAAAGAATAAACGAAATAAACGAAACGACTACCGCACCAAACAGAATGATTGCGATAATTTCAAGAAACTTACGACGACGTTCGCGCTGGCGATACAAAGTTTCCTGCCGCTGTTTGCGGATGTCAGCTTCCATACGGATGAGTTCGTCCCATTTAGACTGGCCCATCGTGTATTGTATCCACGTCTTTAGTTCGTCTCGCTGCTTTTCTGCTTTGGTTTTTGCAGCAAAGGCTTCCATAGCCTCTTGTTCGACGGACGAACCTGCAAACAGCTTTTTAAAGATAGGCGGGTTCTTTGCTTCCTTTTCTGCCTGTTCCAAATCGGACAGGGCACCCATCCATCGGCCCAAGTCGCTGGCCATCTGTTCGATGTCACGACCTACCTGAAAACCTTTTTTTATTGTGTTAAAAGCCGCCGAAGCGGTTGCCATTGCGGTAATCGGGTCCATCAGTATACTCTTACGTTGTCGGTGTTGATGTATTTAGGTACGCAGTATGCCGTGACCCTATCTTTGGGGTCGATGAAATCTTTGTATTGAAAGTTTCCGTATCTTTGGGTTATCCTTTTTGCAAAGTAATTACAGCGGTCAATGTTCCAAAAGTACATGTCTTGACTGGCAGGTCTTCTAAAATCTCCGGTTCCAAGATAGACCAGCAGTAAAAATACGTGTTCCATTAATCACGGTATCCGCCCCCTGCGGCTTTGTATTCACGAGCCAGCATTTGTGCTTTGCGGGCTGACCACTGTCCGGCTTTTCCGCCCTTGCTTCCGGCTTTAATTTTATTGAACAGTCGTTTTCTTAGTGCGGGCTTAGTATAGTTGCCAGCCTCATTAACTCTACTTTTGCTCTTCGCTTTAGGCTTCGACGATTTGCCAGCTTTTCCAACGCTGCCGCCTTTCGCTTTCTTTTCAACACCCGTGATTTTGCCAGCATTTGCTGTTGCGTAGAAGACTTGTTCACCTTTACGGCCCCCGTAGGTTCGCTTCATTGAAGACATGATTTCTTGGCCCTTTTTAGTCAAAGGCATCTTAGAACTCTCCTGTTTTCATTGCGTCAGAAAGCTTTTTAGCCCGTCCGCCTACCTGACGTGCCCATCTCGAATCCATCATCTCAAAGCTTGCGGCTTCAAAGTCTCCGCTGTGGATTGCATTCCACATGTTTTTGAATTTGCAAAGGCGTGGCACACCCATATTGAAGGCCATGTCCATCAAAATCAGTTGGCGAACCGCAGATAAGCCCTCAACACAAGGGTGAACTCGTACCAGTTCGTTTTCTACAATCTTGATGTCATTCAAGGCTAAATATCTTGCATCCGCTTCTGTGATACCGTGTTCGTAAACAACAGCCATAGAAGGAATGTCCATGTAATCCAGTTCTTCTTTACTGATTCCCCTGTCCTTTAAATTGCGCCCGATACCAATAGTGTCGATACCAAGAGAATCTTCGTACACGGTAAGGACCATGCCTTCGTGTTCAATAAGTTTGTCTAGAAAATGTGATTCGTTGTATTTCATTTTTTATTTTCTCCGCCCATCCAGATACCAAACGCACCGGTCATGGCACCCATTACAACGCTTACAAAGGCGGATTGTGACGCTGTTGGGGCGTCCAAGTTCATAAACCACTCTGCACAACGCCAACTCATCAGAGTCATTGTCAGCATCATCAGTCGAGGCAGTATCTTCCATTGAAGGAGTCTTTCCATCGTGACTTCAGCCATTTTTATTTCTTTCCAAAGAATTTTGTCGCGCTGCGGACTCCAAAGCTTGCAGCAACAATAACGCCCAAGCTGTACTGGTACCATTCAGGCATTTGCTCCAGTTGTTGAAATCCGTGGGATACGACATCTTCCATTCCGGGGATGAACGCGAGAATCAGCGGTACTGAAAACAAAATAACCAGCCACTCATCTTTCCACGAGTTCTGGCTACCCTTTATTGCTTCTAAGTCCCAGTCAATTTCGCCGGTTGCTTTCTTTTCCATTATGATTGCTTCCGCTTTTGCTTTGGCAACCTTTGCACCTGTTTCAGCTTTTGTCTTTTCGACTTTGCCTTCTAGCCAAGTGCCAGCTAGCTGTGTAATCGGACCTACAAGTAGATTTAGCATTTCCACCTCTTCCGTGCTTGTCTAAGACGGCTGTTCGGGTCTTTTGCTGCTTTGGGAAACTTTTTCATTTGTCCAGCAGAACGGGCACAAAAAGATTTGCGACGCTTGGCATCTTTGCTTCCCGCCTTTACTTTTCCCGTGACTGCTGTCTTTAGTTTGCTACCGGGGTTCTTTTTTCTGTACTCTTTCACACCTTTTGCAGTCATTCCTGCACCAGACTTGGTAGGGCGGTAGTTTGCACCCTTTCCTGTCGTGGTTCTTTTGATGGGTGTTTCTTTTTTGCGTGGCATAGTGGGTTTATCCCCGCAGGTGGTTCCCTGCTTATATCACAAAATTAAAAAGGTGTCAAGGGGGCACGTGGCCCCCCTGACGTTTTAATTAGGCAGAGGTGAACGATGAAATCGCAGTCTCGCCTGAACCCATGTCGCAGATAACTGCAAACACACGGGCTTTACCGTCGAACGTGGCAGTGTCAACTGTCAGGTCAATGGTGTCAGCAGCAGTGTACAGCTTCATTGTACCTGCAGCGTTGTTGATTTCGTGACCAGCAGTCGTGGCATCAAGAGCCGAAACATACAGGTCATCATCAGAGTCGCCCATGTCCAACACACAACCAGCGTTAGCTGTTACAGTTACAACTTCCACACCAGCGGCAACCACCAGCGTGTTAGCTGGAATTGTCAAAGCTTGGAAAGTATCTGCAGTGGTCAGATTGGTTGTTGAGAAGTCAGCCATAACTTCAATGACTTGAAGCTTGCGGCCAACAGGGACGCCAGCAACGGCGTTAGTTACACTAAGAGTAGCCATTATCTAGTCCTCCCTATTACACGTTTACAACAGCGCGAACGATGGCTTCTGGACGCAGAACCTTACGGCCAAATACGTGCAGACCACGAACGATGTCGCTGAATGTTTCGGTTGAACGAACAACTTCTGTCTTTGCAATGTGCGAAGCAGTAGCAGTCGCTGACATGTGACCAGCCAGAACAACTTCTTCTGAGCCGTCAGTTGCCAGACCAGACAGTGTTACTTGGTCTGTGCCGCCGTTAGAAACGAGAGCAGTTGACTTGTAGCACTGGAAGCCAGCAATGTTGCCCAGAGAAACAAGGCCGTTACGCAGCGGAGAAGTTGCATCGCCAGTTACCTGAACTTCTGCGAACTTTGCACCTGCTGAGAACAACTGCTTGTACCAAGCTGGGGGAGCAACGAACCAACGGTTCTCTTCTGGAACCGACTGCTCGTCGAGGGCAGCAGCCATTGCCAACATGGTGTTGACAGCAATGTCGCCCGTAGTAACAGCAAGAGCCGAACCCAAAGTTCCGATACCGGAGATTTGAGCAGTAGGCGCACCTGACTCACCGGTCAGACCTGCACCTGAAGCCATAGCTGTCAGGATGTTGGCGTCGTACTTACGCTTCAGCGAGTATGCACCCGAAGAAGTGGCAAGAGCCTCGAAGTTGACGTGAGAGTGACGCTCTTCGATGTCGTCAATCTTAAACGCAAAAGCGTTTGCTTGGTCAACAACCATAGTTGTCTGGTCGTCAGCGAGGTCTTGTGGGTTTACCACAGAACCACGTGAGTAGCTAGACACGGTGATTGTTGGTTCTTTGATGATACGTACTGTATCGCCGTAGTTCTCGATTTCGCCCGCGTAGTCGGTGTTCGTGATGTCTTCAGCAACCGAAGCGCGACGGAAGAATTTGAGAACCTTTTGGCTGAAAATTTCCGGTGTAAAGTTACCGGAAGGCAGGTTGTTATAACCTGATGCGCTATCAAAAGCCATTGGTCTATTCCTTCCTCTGTTTGAGGTTTAAGAGTTAAAGTCGATTCGGCCCTCACTCCGTGCTTTATCGATCTCGCTTTCCAGCTTTTCGAATTCCCACGGCTTGAGTTTGCCGATTTCAGAAGCTTTCCAAATACGTTCAGAAGTACGGGATTCTGAAGTGATGTCCCTAGCTTTGGGAGCAGACACTGCAACAGCCGGATCTGATTTTGCGGATTTGGTTGTCTTCTTTTTACTGATTCCCATGTCTGCTTTGTACAGATCGAGAACCCGCGAGGCCCAACGAGCATCGGTATTGTTTTTGTAAATACCGTCAGCAATAGTTGCTGGTTGTTCGTCTAGCCAAGCTAAGAACTTTTCATCCGATTTAATGTCGTCAAAATCTGGATGGTTGTTCAAGAGTTCGCGGTATGCGCTTTGAACCTCTAGTTCCTTTTCCCGCTTTTTAATTGTAGCCAGTTCTTCTTGCAAACCCTGTGATCGTTCAGATGCTTTCATTGTAGCAATAGTCTCTACAACATCGTAAACATCGGGGTATTGGTCTTTAAACTGCTCCAATTCTTCTTGGGTTTTTGGAAGAGAAATATTCTGTTCCCTAGCTGCGTTTTGTAAATTTGCCTCTAGTTCTTTTTCTCTTTCTTTGAAGCTTTTTACTTTTTCATCGTAATGTTTTTTAAGATCGTCATACCGTTTTTTGTAGTCATGTCCGGTATCTTCTTTTGTATCAACAAACGATGTAGTTTCTTTTGCTTCAGATTCTTCTTGAGCCTCTACTTCAGTGGTTTCTTCATCGTCTTCTTCGTTATAGACTTCGTCTCTATACTTTCCACGATAAAGTGTTTCACTGTTCACGGTTCCAAAAGAATCGTTAGGTTTATTAGCGCGGTGTCCGCGTACTTTTTTTGCCATTTTATTTACCTCTTTCAGCGGGGCTACTTTGGCTTGTAGGTAGCCGCTTCGGTTGTGCTGGGGCCGCATCGCGGGTAGCCAGCGAATTCCTTTTTATGGAAATTCAGGGGACGCAAACGTCCTGTAAAACTCGTGTCCGCCAATTTCTGTGGCGTATTCTAAATCTTTTGATTCTCTCATCCACTGACTTGGAGCAGATGCCTTTGTATAAAACAGAGTCTGACTTGGCAGCCTTCTTGCAGCGGCTCTGTCTGGATCTTCACTAAGTACGTTTTCTGCAGCAGCAAAAGTTTTACGAAGACCTTCGCCAGCTAGTCCTTTACGTACTTCACTAAGTCGATTGTAAAGAGTTGTGGGTTCAAGTCCAGAAAACTGAAATGCGCCCCGTTTAGTCTGTTTTAACAAAACATCTTTTACGTTATTTGTGTCTTTAAAATCTCTGTAAGTGCTTTGTGCCCGATTTACTACGACTTCTCCGATTGCTTCCATACTTTCTAGCGGATCTGCCGTAGAAGATGTTTCGGTAAGAAGCAACAAAGCCATAGCCTCTTTGTCACTTAGGCCGCGAATAAATTGCTTGATGTCCGGTCTTTTTTGTTTTTTTATACCAAACTGTTTGAACTTTTCTAAAGTTTCTTTGGGAATGTCGGGAAGATCCATCGGAATGTCTTCTCCTACATCTCCCCCTTCATTATATCCGTTTATAAATCCGCCGCTGTTTGCAGCTTGACGGCGATCTACTTCAGGCTTTCCTTTGTCGTTTACTTCGTTCAAAAACGAATATCCGCCGTATTTATCTACGTCATCCACGTCGATAGCGTATTCGCCTTTTGAAAGAGCCACATCTACCATTTTGCCGCCCTTTGCAGCGGAAACTTTACTCGTTTCCTTTGGCAACATTCCAGCAGCTTGTAATCGTTCCGTAGCAGGTGCGTTAAGAATAAAAGAGCCTTCGCGTACTTGCGTGTTTACAGTATCCGCTACTGTCATTCCCTTTGAATAGTTTTGAGGTGGGCCTTCAACAAACCCTGTATCTTGGACGGCACCTCCATCAGCGTAATAACCGACTGCACCGCGTCCAGCCTCTCCGTAGGCTGATGCACCGCCGCCACCCCAATCAGACTTAGTCGTACCACTACCAGCTTGTCCGCCACCATCTCCACCGCGATCAAAAGATGCTTCTTGCGTAGCTTGTGCTGCTTGAGCGCCACTTTTAGAAGCTGTATTTAAAGAATTTACGTACCTTAAAATTTCAGATTTTACGGTCTTACGGGCCACGTTTTCCGGAAGATTGCCATAAATTTTACCGTCCACTACCGCAATAGTTTGTCCGTTTAGGGTTATCAAACCATTATTTTGTTTTCCAGCCGCCGCGTTAAGTGCAGCTTCTTTTTGCCTAGATTGAATATATCCTGAAACTGCACCTACAAAGGGTGATGCTAGTCCAAAGCCCATCATAGATAAATTCGGAGCAGTTGTGGTCATTGTTCCCGTTGCAGGATTGTACTTCGGAGTCATTCCAAATAGTCTGTCAGTAAACTGGCCGGTTCTACTTTGTGCGTACGATGTAGCCTTGTAAACACTTTCCGGAGAAGCCATTTCCAAAGTTCCAAACTCAAGACCTGCAGCAGACAGTTGAGATGGAGCCATTCCCCCATCCCCTTCTTCTGGCATTGCGGAGGGCATTGCACCAGAAACTTGTGCGGGTGTTTTTTTAGCCGGAAGAGGAAAAGAAGGGGCACCTGCCATTGCAGAACTTGGCTCTGGTCTAGAAAGAATTGCAGATGGGGCTTCTAAGTATGGTGCCGCAGCCCTTCCGACGCTTTCACCTACGCCTCTAGCTATACCGTCTCCAACTATATTTTTTGTAAAAAAATCACTCATCTCGCATGTTTACCGCTGCTTCGTAATCAGCTTTAAGACCCTTGATCTGTTCCAGTGAAGTTATCTTCCCCTGAAGCCGGAACACTTCCAACTCCGATTGTGCCGCCACCAACGCCCGAAGCGTCATCTGGATTTGCTCCTGCAGGTACTCCTCCAGACTGTCCCACGCCTTGCTGTTCGCCACCAGCGGGCTGACCTTGCTGGCTTGCTTCTTGTTGAGCATTAGCTAATCCTTTCAGCATTTCTGCAAATATTTGCGCTTCATTTATATCGTTTACCAAACTATCAGGATCGATATCTTGTGCTATAGCCAGTTCACGAATTAAGTTTGGAATTTTGATAAATGGTGCCAACATAGGGTTTGATACGGTTTGCAAAAGAGTAGTAAGACGTTGGCTACGAACTTCTTTTTGCATAACTGCCGCCACACCGCGTGGCTTAATCTCAAGATCGCCTTCAATGTCAGGGGCATCTTCGTTAAACTGCATGTTCCATTGAAAATAAGCTTCACCCAGTGGCTTCAAAAGGCAGTCGTCAATGTTTTTAATTACAGTCTTCAACGACAGGCTTGCACCGCCAAGAAGCATAGACAAACCTGATGCAGTGCGCCCTGTTCCCGTTACGCCCGTCTGTCCGTGCATAATTGAAGGAAGGCCCGTCTCTTCGTCTGCAAGCTGGCGTGAAATCTGATACATCTGTATGTTTTCACCAGCAGTGTTGGGAAACTTGAGTCCATTAATTGCTGTACCCGTAACACCGGACTGTCTGCGGAAAATTTTTCCGGGGAATATGTCCATGTTTTGTCCGGGAACCAAACTGGCTTCATCCACGTCAAATACAAGATTACCCGCTAGTGCAAGGTTATCAATTGCCATCCGAACGTGTCCGTTCATCAGCAACTGTGCATCTTCCATGTTTTCTGCAACACCAACACCCCACACTTGATACGGATTAATTTCGTAAGGAAATACTTGGTATGGAATACGCGCAGGTGTAAATGGATTCAAAACACAACGTAATACCATTGTGCCGCAGACCCACACATTAACTTGTACCTGATCAAATTCACTCATAGAATCAGGAACGTCCATTCCCGCTTCGCGGGCAAACTTAGCGTCAAGAACTCCCCAGTATTCTAGGACTTCGTAACGATTTTCCTGTACGTATGGCTCTGTTTCATCTTCGCGAATAGTGTCTTCGTAATATTTGTCCTCGTAGTTTGGACCTTTTGTAAGACACTCTTCAATTGCATCTTTGTAAAAATACGGGCTGTTAATCAGCGCACGTAGTTGTTGGCGATTCATACGGTGGCGTTGAATCACGTATTCACAATCGTCAATGCTTGTTGCAGATGGATCAGGATGAAAATCCCACGCAGAAACATGTTCAATACGTGGAACAATCTTTTCGTACGGATTGTACATACGACCATCGGGGCCGCGTTCCCACTTGTGTACTCGCTTGTAGTGGTTAAACGGACCTTTTACAATACCCGTTCCTAACAGTGCAGATTCGAATATTGCACTACGCAAAACATTTACAGCCCGTGTATCAAGCAGTTGATCGTGGATTTGTTTTTCCATGTTCAAAGCTGCAATTTGTGCGGGGCTTATCTGCGGCTCTCCCATTTTGGACGGGCCTTCAGATATTGGCATGTTAGCGTATTTAGACTCTAGGCCGCCTAAAAAGTCAGCAGCCGGAGCCGCTTGCATTGATCCGGGACCAAACTCACGTCCATCTCCCGGAAAACCATAAAGGTCTTCGACTTCTGTCAGTTGATCTGCAGGAGTAGTAAGATGTGCAAATTCTGCGATTCCTTCGGGAACCGGAGTTGGTTCGATAACAAGAGGAAACTTTTTGTTGGCAAACAGAATATCTACAATTTGACCGTACGCAGCAAGAACTTTTGTCTTTGTAATTTTAATAAAGACTTTTGACTTTTCGCTTTCACGGTACTGAGTTGTTGAATCGTAGATACCACGAAAGTTTTTATACGCCTTTAGCCATCGCTGCTCGTAGGCGTACCTTCCGTTTTCTGCATCTTCAAATTTCGCCTTGATATGGGCGGCAAGACCCGGAAGTTGTTCTTCAGGGTCAACTACTGCTACCGTAGTATCATCGGCGGGTTCCAAAAAGTTATCGGACATTACCGTTTCCTTTTAGTAGTCGCGTTCTTCAGCCATCTTCATTACTGAAGGATCAACTGCAGTTTTGGACATCTTCTTTGGCATGTCTTCTGTAAGAACGTCAGTTTTCGCACGAGTGTCGAATTCCAAGCCCTCACGGTAAAGCTGGTTTGAACCCATTGCGTCATCGACGCTGGTTTCATCAGATGCCATGATGTACGATGCACCATAATTGTAGTTGTTGTTTGGCATTTTGCCCTCCGTTTAAGAGTTTTTAGCGGACTAT